TACATATGTAAGAATCTTCTGTTTTTCTCTTGTTTTCTGTAATTTCCTTTTTCAAGTCTTCAATATATTCAGAATCATTAATAATCTTTTCAGAAATAATATGTTCTAATTCTTCATACGATAATCTGCAACCTAAATTTTCTTGATTATGGTTATATCGAGCTATTATTGAGAAATCAATACCGACAGATATGTTATGATCCACAGCCCACCTTTGAACGTCTTTATAGCTATCATAATTTACTTTTAATATAGGACAGCTAATTTGGACTGGTATACGATTTTCTATCAATTTAACGATAGAAGAAAGAGTCCTATTCAGACTATTCTTTTTATGTGTAATACCATCATGAATATCTGGAATCATTGAATACACAGATGTTTGTACACTAAGCAGTGGGTTTAGTTTCATTTCTGCTACCATTTCATCATTAAGCAGCGTAAGATTTGAAAGAACATTAACAGACATATCATTAATTCTACATTCTCTCAAAAAATCAATGAAATGAGGATGTAACATAGGTTCACCACCACTTATAGTAATATGTAACAAGTTCATTTTCCTCGCTTGATGAAGAATTTCAAGGAACAAGCCATCATCTATTAAATCTGACTTAAATTCATGCGGAATATAACAATGAACGCATCTTTCATTACATTCACTTGCTATTTCTACATGAATACTTGTTGGAAAAGGATTATCTCCAAAACGTTTAGATAAAAAGGTTTGAGTCTCTATCGGTGAGTTGCCCTTTTCTTGATTTCTACTTTCATTTGTCAATACTTTAAACTCAAATCTACCATTCGCGCACTCTTCTTCTGTACTCCCACTAATTATAAAACCTTTTGAACAAAGAAGTTCTAGAAATTCAATAACATCATGTTCTAGCCCATTTTCATATCCAAAAATACGATATACACTATTCAAAATATCATTGATAGAAAGGGGCTCCTTTTTAAGACATGATACAATATCAGCACCAGTTTCAGATATTATTTCATCTCCAAGAACAAATTCCTCATTAAGAAAATTATAACCAAAATTTCTATTGTCTGTCAAATAGCCAAAATCGCCATAATGTCGAAAAAGAATCTGCGGATTTATTTTATAATATTTCATACAAATCGATATGTTAAAACAATAAAATATCAGATGATGTATTCTACATCATCTGATATACAAAATTTAGCGATGTCCTCCAGGTCCAGGAGGATTGCAAGGTCTACCACAGGGTCTACTATTTGGACGACAATCTGCCATTTTTACAGATCCCTGAGCTACCAACTGAGGCTTTTGAAATTTTTTCATAATTCCTTAAATTTTAAGCCAAAATGGCGGTTAAACAATTAGCCCTTTAAAAAGACTTTAAATTTCTCGTTATTATTGATATAATATACAATAATATATTTTTACAACAAAATACATGCCAATAATGAATCCATGTAGAGAATATCCATAATTTTAATTTATAAATGTCAAAATGACAGGAATCTCAGTTTAAGAATTTTATTATTTATCTTCTAAGGGATAATCGGAGCTTTGAATATTAGAAGAGATGTCTGGAAAGGTATTTGCATTGGTAAAATTTTGAACACGTTTTCTTCTTTATGTGTTTTTATTTATTCTATAGCACTAAAAATATTTTAATTTACAACAAGGGTTTAGAGAACTTCAAGCAAAAGTATCGTTGAGTCGAGAATACATTACAGTCAACGCTCATAGAACTAGATATTTCTTATTTCATTTACAATTATAGGCAAATTATGATCAGAAAAATATCTGTTACCAATGGCACCGATAGTAAGACCATCAAAAGAACTGAGCTTATAAAATAATCACCAAATGAATTTTTGATAAATATTAAGCAGATAAAAAAGTCAAATGTTCTATAAACACGAACACAATCAATGCATAGTAGTTCATAAACATCCTATCATCAAAAAATAATTAACAACGCATCAAAAAGTGTTATTAAAAGGAATAATTCCAATCGTACAAATTTTACTTATATTTATATAATAGCTGACCATTAAATTCGTTCAATAAAATATTATAAGAAAGTAAAATCATGTCATCTATAATAGAATATTTTTATAAAAAGCAACCTGTCAAGAGAAAATAACATATAATTCATGAAAATATCTTAGAGGATTAAATCAAAAAAGGGAACTATCATATTCTCTGGAAAAAATAACAGCTAATATACTACTCATAATCATAAAATACATAGTAGAAATAATTGCTAAAGACAGCTATATCATATAACTTTTCAGCCCATATTACCACATAGTACGAAATCCTTATCACACCATTTTTCACAATTTTGCGCCATAAAACTTGGCATTCTCCTGCAAGAGAACTATCTTTGGAACATGAAGGCAAAAAAGGAAACTTTGAAAGAAAATGTTCTGACCGATATTGACGAACTCATGGATTCCCTGTTCGGTAAACCCGGAACACCAGAACGTGAAAGATTCCGTGAAGAAGCCAGTATTTATGTGAACGGACATGCCAAAACTGAGGAATGTAGGAACTCCCAAAAGAAACGGGAATAACCGGCTTTTCCCGTCCGTTCCGGCGAGCCGGAGAACACTACCTCCGTAACGTCAAATTCTTCATGCAGATAGAAAGAGGTGGCTATTCAAAGGCCCTGCAACCAACTGCCTGATGTATCCGGTTGAATACTAATATCCTACAAGGTTCACCTGCAAATTATGTAGGAACTGAACCTATTTTTGTAAGCAATGTCGAACTATATAGGTTCAAACATCTGATAATAAACATATTACATACCATCCAATTACTCCTAGGCAGATTGGGGCTCTGGGTTCGGGCCCCAGGCGAATCACAGCAAGGGATTACAGAAATGTAACCCCTTTTTTCTTATTATCAGCATATTATGTAATTATCAATGATTTATACGAACAAACGCGGTTCTATATTTGTTTCATTTTAGTTCACTATATTTCATTGTATTTCATGAAATGTGCAACAAATGTGATACCCTTGTGTGATACCAAATCTTTTAAATTATGAAGTACCCAACAGCAAGATTTGTGTTTGACCGGAAACACACAGCAAGCAAGACAACAAAAGGAACCGTTCAGATAGAAATATTATTTGAACGGAAAAGGAAATGGATTAGTACAGGCGTTAGGCTATATTCCGACCAATGGAGCGAAAAAAACAAAGTCAAGAATACAGTTCAGTCCATAGACCTGAACGAAAGACTCGATGCACAGATACAGAATATAAACGAATTTATCAACTCACTTATAAAGAACAAGGAACCCTTTAACTTTGAAAAGCTGGAGCATTTCCTAAAGTATTCACAGCAGAAAGAGAGTTTTCTTGACTTCATAAAGCGCCGGGTAAGCGAAAGAACAGATTTAAGAAAGGGAACTTTAAACACCCATGCTACATTAATAAACTCTCTGGAAGAATTTGGTAGAATCGTTTATTTTTCCGACATAACAACGGCCAACATAATGTATTATGATGATTTCCTACATAAGAAATATAATAAACAGACAACCGTTCATGGCTATCATAAACGCTTGAAAAGATATATAAACGAAGCTATTAAATATGAGTTGTTAAAAGACAACCCATATAATAGACTCAAATTTGACCGTGGGAAAAGCGAAGGAATAAAATACCTTACCATGGACCAAATAAAGCAAATACAGAATTTAGAAATAACATCAGAAAGCATTAGTAAGGTTAGGGACTTATTTGTCTTCCAATGCTTCACCGGTCTGTCTTATGCAGATTTATCCAAATTCGATTTCTGCGGAGTAATCAAGAAAGGAAGCAAATTTTTTATTAGAGATATTAGAATAAAAACAGAAGAAGAATACTTTCTTATGCTCCTAAAGCCCGCAATGGAAATATTGAGAAAATACGACTTCAAGCTACCGATAATAAGCAATTACCAATATAATTTAAGGTTGAAAGTCGTTCAGGAAATTGCAAGAATAAAGCAAAGCCTTCATTCCCACATGGCAAGACACAGTTTTGCGGTAATGGCTCTGAATATGGGCGTATCAATCGAAAACCTTGCCAAAATGATGGGACATACAGATATAAAGACAACCCAGATATACGCGAAGGTGTTGAATAAGTCCGTGCAGGAAGAATTTGAAAAGATGGACAGCAAGTTATAATCCAAACAACCCAGTGGGTTAAATTCAACCCAAAACAAGCGCAACAACCCACTGGGTTATAAAATCATTCTCGCCCTTCAATAAATTCTTTTAATCTGTACAGCCTGTCAATTGACGGGTTATAAAACGGGTCGGGGAAATGCTGGTTTATATCGTGTATATTCGCCTGTACGTATTTCTTGACATCGAATATATTCTCCGACTCGCTCAACTCTATTTGAGCAGGTAATTGAGCCGTTAAAGCCCAATGAACAATAGCTTTTACACTATCTTCGTCGTATGCGTATTTACTTTCTTGTGCCATAAAATATTTATGTATATATAAAATCAGGTGCAAATCTATTTAAACCCGTTGAAATATCCCATTATTTTATCTGATAATTCACGCAGCCCGCAGCATATATACGTTTCAGTCAT